TCTGATGACCAATCTTCATCTACCCTGAACATCCCCTTCGGTGAGCCGTTCAACGGGTAGCTGGAGCGCTGGCGGAACATCACGTCAGGCGCGTTGTCGGGTGCCGTGACGTCCTGCGAGCCGCTTGCCAGGGCCGGACCGTGTGCGGCGTTGAAGTCGTGGGGGTCCAGTCCGTAGTCCACACCACGATCGCCACCGCCGCTCTCGTCGTTCGGGTCGTAGGTCAGACGCCACCAGTGCTTCAGGTTCGCAGCGTTGCCTGCCGTGTAAGCCCCGCTCGACTGTGTGGGGTTTCGAGGGTCGCCAGCCGAAGGGGCGGGCGGGAAGCCGAACCCTGTGATCTGGGTCTCGTCCGTGAAGATGTGCTTGGGCGTCGCGGAGACGGACGACAGGGATGACTCGAGGAACTGACCCTGTGTGCTGCTTCGCCGGCCAGACAGGGACGCGTTCGGATCGAGCTGTGGCTGCCCGCCCGTGTCGTTCGCGCTCCCGAGATTCCAGTTGATGTCCTGGTTCATGTGGTCGTCACAGTCAGCTGGTCAACGAAGCCCTCGTCAGTCGGCGTGTCGGCGTACTTGACGCGCGTGAAGGCTTCGCCGTTCTCGTCCGTGATCGCCGTCGTCACGAGGAGCTGGCCGAAGGCGGGCGTCTGGAGAGACGACGGGTGCGTGTAGTCGATCGTGTAGACCTCGCCACCGCCGAGCGGCTTCGGGCCCACGAAGTGGATCGAGCCGGTCGATTCCGTAACCGTGTAGTGTGTGGGGTCCACCAGCTCGCTCCCATCTTCATAGATAGCGAACGGGAAGTTGGAGTTGCGGTCGATCGGGAAGAAGTCCACCACGACGGTCTCGCCGGGCGTGCCGGTCGTCGGCAGCGTCTCGTTCTGCGTAGAGAGCCGCGAGAGCGACCACGTGACGTCTTGCCCGCCGACTCGCTCCCCCAGGTCGCCTACCGCTTCGGAGCCCACGATGACGATCCTGTTCGTCACGACGTCCTGGCGCGCCGAGGGCTTCGTCATCTCTGCAGTCACGGCCGCGATGGTCATCTCCATGATCGTCGTGTGGTAGACAAAGTTGGTGAAGTAGTCGGCTGCGCTTCCGGCCTCCTCGCTGTAGATGACAGACGGGCGTCCGGTCTGGCGATTGATCTTGATCCGCCCGACGCCGCTGCTGGTCGATGGCACCTCGTTCGAGAGCAGACCAGGGAATGAAGCGTTTGAGGCTTCAAGGTCGAACGTCATACGTGTGATGAGACGCTCTTGCATGTGTGTGCGAATCGGGGTGCCTGTGAGCGTCTCGGGGTTCCACTCGATCATGCGAATGAAGTGGTTCTCCGAGGCGCTCGACGAGAGAAGGAGCTGACCCTTCGGCGCGCTCGCAAGCGAGTCGTCGTCGGGGAGGAACTGCAGCGCGTCCATCTCGACACGCGCCTCGCCGAACAGCTCGCCTGACTGACCGGCGTTGTCGGGGCTGGTCTTGTAGAGCGACGGGAGCGCGAGGAACGGTGTGGCGAAGCCGGTCTGGAGATTGACAAGGCAGGTGATCTCCGTGTAGAGGGCCGTGGCGTCGCGGCACTCTGTGTTCGTGATCAGCGCCGTGCCCACGGTGTTACCAGAGCCATCGTGATCCCAGCCCTCGAAGAACAGCCACTCGGTGTCGTCGTTCGTATCGTACCAGCCGATGTCGCCAGAGCCGAAGCCGGCCACGGTGTTCGATCGCGTCGACACGTTCGGGAACACGTTGGGCGTCAGGATCGTGTCCGGCTGGTTGTAGTCGACCAGGTTGAAGGGGTCGCCCGGGAAGCCGATGTCCTCGACCGAGAATAGGTTCTGCTCTCCGGTGCTCGGGACGTAGGCGCCGATGTGGAAGAAGAAGTCGGCGCCGTGGGCGAGCCGCTTGATGGCGGCGCTCGTGTTGTCGATCCCGAGCGGGTCGATCCTGCAGGTGCCGGCTCGGATGCCGGTCTCGACAAAGTCTGCCTGCCATAGCCCGAGCCGGTCCAGCCACAGCAAGCTGTTGCGCGTGCTGCCAGCCTTGCCCTGAAGCCAGGTCGGCTCGCCGCCCGTCTGGCCGGTCGCGTACTTGCCACCGCGCATGTACTCGGTGATGTCGCTGTTCTGGAAGACGCCCAGGCTCACTTCGCGCCTCCGTTCGTTCCGACAGGCGGCATCGTCACACCAGCCATACCACCAGCCATTCCGGCCAGGGCCTGCTTCAGCATGTCCGGGGGGAGTCCCAGGTCCTCGAACGTCTTCCGCATGATCTCGGCCGTGTCGGGAAGCTTGGGAGTCTCCGACGCCTTGTCGACCAGCGTGCGAAGCGCTTCGGCGAGCTTGTTCATCGACTCGGCGAGCGTCGCGTTCTGCTTCGCGAGGATCTCCTGGTACTCCATCACGCCCTGGAGCTGCATCATCAGCGCCCACTGCAGCGCGCCGGGGACGCTCATGTCGGCGTCGTCGAGGATGTCGGTCAGGAGACTGACCTGGATCGACTTGCCCGTGTCCGAGCGAGTGAACGTCAGGGTCTCGTGTGCCAGCTCCATCTTGGGCTGGAAGGTCTCTGCGGGCATTGTGTGCTCCTACGTGAGTTGTGGTGTGGTCGTTTCCAGCGCCAGCGCAGCCGGGTCGCCGACGCCCGCGCCACCGGACTGCGCGTTACCGATTCGGATCGCTCCCAGGATCTCAGCCAGCAGCGCTTCTGACGTCCCGAACGCGGCCTCCAGGGACTTGCCAACCTGGAAGATAGGGATACTGGTCGGGCCTGCGATCACACCACGCGTCGCCGCGGCCGTGCTCTGTGTCGCCGCCGAGCGGATCAGGTCGTTCGAGATGCTTGTGGACGTCTCACGAAGCGCACCCCCGAGGATCGACAGGCCAGCGCCGAGCCCGGCCGTGATCGCGCTGCCGACCTGGATGCCCTTGCCGTCCTTCCCGCCGCCCAGGAAGTCGCCGATCTTGTCGAATGAGTTGTCGCCCTCGATGCTCTCGCTGCCGTCCTTGCCACGTGTGCCGAAGCTGGAGAACAGGCCAGCCAGGGCTCCCCCGCCGACGCCGCCCTCCCCGCCCTTGAAGATCCCGTCCAGCGCACTACTGAGCGCGTCCTCCATGAGGCTCGCGCCGATGTCGGCCATGATGGCCATCGCATCGACGCCCTCGCCTGTGATGGCCTGACGAAGCGCTGAGCCGATACCCGACTGGAGCTGGCTGGAGAACGTGTCGCCGAAGTTTTGGACTACCTCCGTCGCGCCCTCGAGACCAGCCGTGGCGTTGTCCTTCACGCTCTCAAGCGCGTCGTTCACACGCTCCAGTCCACCGCCTGCGTCGAGCGCAGCGTCAGCGGCTGCACGGATCTCCTCCGCAAGATCGGGCGCGATCAGGACTGCCTGTTCGAGCAGCGTCGTGATCTCGGCCTGGAGCGTCTTCTGGCGCTCGGTCTCCGCGACGAGCTGTGTCTTGAGTCGCGTCTCCTCTGCGGCGATCAGGGCGAGCGCCTCTGACCCCGAACTGAAGTCGTTCGTGGCTACAACCAGGTCCAGGATCTTCAGGCGCTGCTGCTCCAGTCGCAGGAGCGCGGCGTCCAGGGGCTCGATCCGTCCGGCCTCCTTGATCACCAGCGACTGTGTGAGCGCGTTGATCTTGTCGAGCGCGCTTGCCTGAGCCTTCAGCGCCTCTGGGGACGGGCCAAGGTCTACGCCGGCCCCGGACAGGTCAACGTCTGTCGACGTATCCTCGGGGCGCAGGCTGAAGTCGGTCTGGTCGATCGCGGCGTTGAGCTCGCCAAGTGTGCCAACGATGACGTCCAGCGTGCCCTTGAGGTTCTCGGTGTCTGTGCGCGCCTCGCGCGAGCCGGTCGCCATCCGGTCGATCGACTCTTTGAAGCCATCCACACGCTCCTGGAATCCTGCCAGGCTCTCGTCGCTGAGGAGGAAGATTTTGTTGAGACCCTTGGCACCAGCGAGGTCGATATTGGCGAGCTGCAGCCTGAACTCCACGAACGCGCCGACGGCGTCTCGCAGGAAGTCAGCCAGGTCCGCGATCGTGGCGACGGCCGTGAGCCCGGCCAGGATGAAGCCTGTAAAGGCCCTGGTCGCGCCCTTGATCCCGTCTGCGGCCAGGTCCTCGAAGGCTTCCGCGTTCTCCTCCACACGTGTCTTCAGCGACGTCAGGAACGGGATGAAGACCTGACGTGCGGCGTTGATCACGGCGGGTGCGAGCGCGTCGCCGATCTCGACCTGGAGCACGCTGGCTGCGTCGCCGACGTTCGAGAGCGAGCCAGCGAGTGTGTTCGACAGGTTCTCGGCCGCGTTGCCGAACGTCCCGCCTGCGCCAAAGATTTCCTGGAAGGCGTTCTCCATCTCGTCGGCGCTGAGCTTCGTCGCGTCCGGGATGCCCTGGATCGACTCGATCAGGGCGCGCACACCCTTGTCACGGAACAGGTCCGCTGCGCCGATGCCGGCGTTGAGCGCGCGTGCAAGGTTGCTCGCGCTCTCTTGGAACGAGAGGCCCGTGACGGCTGCCAGGTTGGCCGCGGTCTGTGTGAGCTCCTCGAGCTTCTCACGATTGCCCAGGGCCGCCGCTGCGAGGGTCGTGGCGCCGCTGACGATCTGGTCCACGCTGAACGGGGTCTTCGCGCTCAGCTGCACGAAGTTGTCGAGGGCCTTGTTCGCTTCCTTCTGCGAGCCCAGCAGCGCGCGGAGTGTGACGCCGTAGCTCTCGAACGCGGCGGACGCCTTCACAGCGTCGCTCGCGATATTGATCAGACCCTTGAACGCGGCGAGACCCAGGAGGGCCGTGACGAGTACGCCGACAGCCTTGGCAGCCTTGTTCGAGCTTCGCCCGACGCTCTTGATCGCCTTCGAGGTGCCCTTGGCACCCTTCTCCTTGATGACGATCTCGACGTTGACTCGTTCGGTCACAGGATGTCCCCGGAGTTGCGAGCGAAGCCGCGCGCCAGCCCGACACGTGCGGCCGTCTGAACGTAGCCCGCTGGCGCCTGCGGCGAGCTTCCTTCGGCCAGCCTACCGATGTACGGGGCTCGATTCACGAGGTAGAAGATGTCACCTGGCTGCCAGCGTAGGCCCACGACCACGATCCTGGACTTGGTCGCCGCGCCGGTCGGGTCCAGGAACGACACAGCGGACGACGAAGGTGCGTTCAGGGACGGTCGCCAGTTCGCTCGTGCGAAGCCTGTGACGACGGGCGTCCTGTCGACGACCTCGTTGCCGATCTCCTCGATGATGCTGGCCGTGAGCGCTGCGACCCCTCTGTTCAGACGCTTGCTGATGCCGTTGAGGCGACGCTCAAGAGCCGCCGGGGGAATCGTCGCCATCGCCGACCTCCACGGGCAGATCCCAGTTGCGACGTACCTCGCACGCACGTCTCAGCTCATCGAAGTGGTCCGGGTGCTTGAGGAAGAACGCCAACCAGTCGCGTCCCTTGAACTTCTCGTAGCCCGGTGTGCGTGATCTCGCGATCACACCCTCGGCGTAGGCTTGTGCCATCACACGCGTCGCCGTCTCGTCCGAGACCTTGCCCGCGTCGATCGCGAGCTGGTACGGCGCGACGAACGACTTGAAGGCCGCCATGAAGATGATGTTGATGTCGACGAACGGGGGCCAGCAGTCGATCGAGACGTGTGGCTCGTCGAACGGCGCTGCGAATGTGATCGTCCGAATGTCCATCAGTTCAGAAGCCCCGCGTCCATCCCGGCCTTGATCCGAGAGCGCAGCACACCCATGTCGGGGGAGTCCCCTGGCGCAGCCCCGCTCGCGGTTCCGTCTTCGCTGAACGGGCGAACGGACCTGGCGTACTTGGAGAGCGCTCGGGACTTCTTGCCTGCTAGCACTTCTGAGATCGCTGCTGCTGTCCCGTAAGCCGCCATGATGTTCTCCTCGCCGAGGGCGGATCGCTCGATCCGAAGGTAGGCCGTGAACTGTGTGTACGTCAGTTCATGACGGAGGGCCTGTGGTCCTGTACCCCAACGTCTGGCGAGGAAGGAGAGCCCGGAGGCGACGAGGTCTCCGAGGTCTTCGATGCGTCGGTCGACGACGGGTGGTCGCTGCTGTCGTCGGACGTCGGCGAGGTAGGCGAGTGGGCGACGTTTCTTCGCTGGAGGTGCTGGAGGATGAGTGGTCCCGCCAGCTGCATCGCTTTTCCCAGCACACCGCCACCGCCGGGACGTATGATCGACGTCGTCCAGATCGCTTGTGCGAGCCCGAACAGGTCTTCGCCCCAGAGCGCTCCCCACTCGATCTCGCGCTCTGCCAGCTCGGCGCGACACGTGTGCTGGCAGATCGTCCCGACCTCCTTGTGGAAGCGCGTGACCATCTCGCCGATCGAGAACACTTCGGGCTTCTCGGTCCACGCCGTGTACTGGTCGATTAGCCCCGAGACGAGCGGCAGGCACTCGTCCTGGATCGCCATCGTCCAGGGACGGACTGTGATCGTCTTCGTGGCCCCCATGACCGGCACGTCGATCACCAGCGGGGCAGCGATCGTGGGCTTGAACGCGCTGCTCATTGATCACCCCTCGTTACGAGCCAGCCTGGACCTCGTCCGCGAGCGTCATGATGCCGAAGCGATCCGTGCCGCCAGCGTCGTTGATGTTCATGACCAGGGTGCCGATCCCGAAGTCGTCCGAGCCGAACGTCAGCGCGTTGTCGTCGATTCGGATCGAGACGCTGGGGATGTTCCAGATGAAGTTGATGCCGATGTCGGGCAGGTGCTTGATGACGGCCGAGCCGGAGAACGACCCGCCGCCCTGTGTGAAGGGCTGGAGCGTGTTGCTCGCCTTCTGGTTGAACTCGTAGTCCAGCAGGACGGGCTGGCCCTGGCGAAGCGGCGACGTCGCATCCGGTGCCGCGAACGTGTCGAGGTTCGGGAAGCGGATTCGACCCAGGAGCGGGTCGAGCAGCATGTCCGGGTCCGCGGCGTCGAAGTCCTCCTCCAGGTTGTGTGTCGGGAGGTACGTGACGTTCAGCTGATCCCCGGCGGGCATGACCTGAGTCATGTCCAGCTCACCGGAGGCCGCGATCACGCCGTCATTGACGCCCAGCTCCGTCGCGCCAGCCGACGTGGTGTCCACGATCGAGAAGGTCCTGACCAGGACGCCAGTCGAAGTGTTCGTCTGCGTGGCCGCTGAGACGTCGCTGAACAGCAGGGGCTTGTAGGCCAGCTTGTAGTCGCCCGGAGTATCGCCTGTGCCGTCGCCCAGGATCACTTCCGTGATCGTGTCTGACGTCAGGGTCAGCACCGCCGTCTGGTCGTCGATGTCGCCGTTGATCAGCGAGATGAACGTCCGAGCGGCGTCTGCTCCCACCGGGATGGTGATCGGTTCGTTCGGGACCGATGCCGATGCGTCGGCCGTGACTTCGGTCGTGCCCTCTGCGCCGAAGATGTACTGGGCGACTGTGATATGGAAGTTGAACAGCTCGAACTGGAAGCTGGGCTTCAGGGACGAGAGCACTTCACGTGCGACCGTCACCGTGCCCGCCGAGCCATCGTTGAGCTCGAGGACGTTGACTTCCTTCTGCAGTTCCTCGCCGGACAGGATCCCGAGAGCGACGGGTGTGCCGGCCACACCACCTACGATCGGCGTGAACTCCACCTGGGAGAAGCCGAGCAGCAGGTTGTCTTTGCTGAACGTGTCGGGTGCGCGGGTTTCGAGCGGCATTTCAATCCCCCCAGGATCTCACGTCACGGTGGACGGTCGATCGGTGAAGTATAGCCAGTTGGCTGTTAGCGACACCTGATGCCAGGCGCCGTCGTGGCCGAGGTCCAGAGGCGATCCGATCTCTGTGAAGATCGCGTTCGCCAGTTTGTACGCTTCCAGGAAGTGGCCCACAGCATCCAGCAGAGCGTAGGCGGGGTCAACTCCTGTGTGCAGGCGCGTGCTGGCCGTGAAGACGATCCGGCCGACTCGCGAGAAGTGGTTGCGCTCGACGGAGTGGCTGTAGCGCGTCTGGCCATCGGACCCGCCGTCGCCCGTGATCGTCCACTCGATGAACGCGTCATCGCCGGCCGGGACCTTCTCGCGATCGAACACACGATTGGGCGAAGCGATCTGGGAGCGTGCAGCCCAGAACGTCCCGAAGCCGTTCATGATCTCGTCCTGGAATGCTGTCGGTGTGATGTCGGGCATCAGAGGGTCACCATCACGAAGTAGAGCAGGAGCGTGTCGCCGGGCTGTACGGGCGTGACCTTGAAGATCGGGTACGTGATCCCGTTCGCCACGAGCGACCACTCAGGCCCGACCTCTTCCGGCAGGAGCGTCTCAGCCGTCAGGGCCCACTTCCCGAGTCGGGTCTCGATCGTCTGCAGCGCGATCTCATCCCTGTCAAGCGCCACCTGGATGCCGGACGTGGAGACGCTCTGTGCAGAGGTGGACGCAGCCGGGCCCTGGTCTTGCTCCCACGACTTGAGCCCCGTACCTCGAGCTGCACGTGTAAGCGTGACCGTGATCCCGAACTTGGGGATCAGGACGTTCGGGACCGCGGCCTTGAGCGCGGCGTAGTCGAAGGCGGCCGTCATGGCGACGGCCTATGGCGAGACGCCAGCGAACAGGGCCGTGAAGACGACCACGTTTGCGGCGTCCACCGACTTGAGTCGAAACGGATAGAACGTCCCTGCGGTCACGGGGATGATCACAGTCGAGCTGTCGTCCACGAAGGTGACTTCAAGAGCGGCGGCCGAGTGGGCGACGATCCCGATCGTGGGGGGGGCGAACACATCGGCAGTCGTCGTCGCTATGTTACGAGCGGACTGTGCCGGGCTCGTGATCGCGTTGTACGTGCCTTGGCT